ATTTGGTGTTAAAGCACCTAACATCTTTCCTGAATACCATAAATCAACATTAGTTTCTTTTCCCTCTTTTTGTAATCTTTTTAAATAACCCTCACTATAAGGTGCAAAAGGTTTGCTGTTAAAATCAATTCCTTTTTGTGTTTTAGTTCTAATAATATCTAATAATTGAAAACCAGCTTGTTTAACACCTTTGTCGATTGCTCTTTCTAATGCACTTTCAAATTTATCAACTTTTCTAATTACTTCTTTAGAATTAGTTTGAGTTTTAATTTTTATACCTTTAGCAAAATTTCCTAAACCTCTTTTAATTTTATTAACTGCACTTGGTGGGATTTCAGCGTTTTTAACATCTTTAGAAATTGCTTTTCTGATGACAAATCCTGTTGCAACTCTTTTCAGGATTAAAGGTACAGCCATTATCTAACTAATCTATTTGCCCCATGTAAAGGCTCTCTTTCATTAACAGAGATTGTTTGATCTGCGTCAACATCATACTCAACACCATCTTCTAGTATTAATCTAAATTCTTTATTAAATTCTGACATATAATGTTCTGCCATTCTTTCAAATCTATCTTTTTCTGTTTCAGGCCTGAACTTACTTAAAGCGTGGCAAAAGAATCTACCAAGAAATAAATAAACACCAGCCCTTTCAAACTGATCTAGGTTAACTTTTGTATTAACCATTTCTGCTGTGTTTAAAACTGTAATGTCTGTGAAAATATTTGTTTTATATATTGGCCACCACTGTATTCTTAATTGTCTAAATAAATCATTAGTAGTTTGTGCAAAGAAATTTGTAGCTTCAGTAGAATTAGAAGCTATTCCAAAATCAAAAATGTCTGGTTGATACTTTGTTACATCTCCAGCAACGATAACATTTGCACCTGTATAATTAGCCATTTGTTACTTCCAGATTAAATAAATTATCAATAAAGCTAATGGAATAGAATACATTGGATTATTTTTAGATTTAATCCAAACCCATTTTGACCATTTCTTTAATTTTAGTTTAATTATTTTGTTCATCTTTTTTCTTTCTTGCTTTTCTTTTCTTTGGTTTTAAAGGAACTACGTTTTCCTCTTTAACTTCTTTTACAACATCTTGTGCTAGTTTGAAACCTCTAAAATCATACATAGCTTTATTAGTTTCATAATCTAATTCGCTTCTAGTGATTGTTTTGTTACCCCTAGTAAGAGTAACCATTGTTTGATTTGATAACACTAATTTAACCATTTATATTCTCCTATATTGATTGCGAGGGCAGTTTCCCACCCTCACAAAGTATCCAATTATTATTGGATAGATGAATCTGAATGTAACTCAACACCGTATGAATCGTGGATTTCTCCAACACCATATACTGAAGTTGCTACAATCTCGTCTGCTCTTAAAGAGGCATCTCTTTGAGTTTCGATTTTCACATCTTGCATCATAGCGATTGCTAGTGCGTCTTTATGGAACACACCACCTTTGTAATCACCAGCAGTACCTGTGTTTGCTATATTTGAAGTTTCAAATACAGGCATACCAGCTAATCTACCAACAAATCCTGATCTTAATGCTTCGTTTGCTAAGTCATTTGCATTTGCGTTTGCAAAAGTATTAGTCAAACCAGCTTTTAAGTCATAAGCGATTTTAGGGTGTAGAACAACTGCACAGTCATCAATGTTAAGAGCATTTTCTCTTAAAGTTGAAAGTGCTTGGAAGATTATTGCAGATGAAACAACTGCTGAGCCATCTCCTATTACAGTTGAGAAGCCATCAAACAATGCAGTTAAATCTGCGTCTTGTTTTCTTGCTAATGCTTCTCCAAACAATTTACCAATATCTCCAGCTACATTTCTTGGTGCTGAATTTCTTGCTAAATCTGTAAGAGTTGTCATAACACCAACCTCTGATGCAGTAATAGTTACTGAACTAGGGTTGATTGCTGTGTTAGATAAATCAGTTGCTTCTGCTACTGCTGATGCTGATACATTTGCATAAACAGGAACTTCAACTGCTTTTCCACCACCAGAGATAGCATAGTTTTTAACTAGGTTTCTCATAATGGATTTTTCTGAAGCAACAAATTGTGCTTCTGCAACGATCTCAGTGTATAGTTCCGAGAGTGTGCTACTTGTACTTTCGTTTGCCATGTTATTATCCTATTAATTATTTATTGTTTAAATTAATCTCAACAGCACCTGAATCTCGTTTCTTCCTATATTCTGCATAGGCTTTACGATCTTCTGGCTTTGTTAAGTCCAAATCCTGTAGATTAAAAGGTTTAACAGTATTACCACCGATACTACTCTGGCTTCCTGAACCAGACAAAGACCCTTGACGGAAATGTGGGTTAGCATCTAAAAACTCTTTAACTCTATCTTCTATCGTTAATAGTTCTCCTTGTGCGTTATATCGTACATTAGAATTATTATCAACTATTTCTATTCTACCATCATCATTGTATTTAATTTCATTTTTAAGCAAAGATACAACTTGTTGTGCATTAATAGATTTTTCTTTGTTAGCGATAGAAAGAATTGAATTATCAACCTTTTCTTTTTTAATTTGCTCTTTGTATCTGTTAAGTTCTTGTTCTTTTTCAGATAATCTTTCTTGCATGATTTTTTCGATTTCTGCTTTTGATTTAGCTTCTTTGATTTGTTGCTCTTTCAAAAGTTCTTCTTTTTTCTTTGCTTCTTCATCTAGCATTTTTTGGGCTTTGGTTTTTTCAGCCTCTAATCTAGTCTTAATTATATTATCTAATTGATCTTGTGTGAACGTCTGTTCTTTTGGTGTTTCTGTTTTTACTTCTTCTTTTGTTTCTACTTGTTCATTTTTCGGTTGAACAACCTCTGTTTCTTGCGACATAAGTCTCCTATTTATATTATTAGTTCTCCAGCTTCGTCATACCAATCAGGATTGACATAACTCCATTGGTGTCTGCAGTTATAACCCCCACGAACTATTAAAGGGTTTCCACTTTTTTTGCCTTTCCAACTTGTACTAGACCAAAGTTTATTTACTTCGTCAATAGTAAAAAGACCACCTTTTCGTTTATCATATACTCCACTTACTACGTTTCTGCAAATTCTTCTTGTTGTTGGTATAATATCCCCATAATACTTAACATAAGTTAAACCAGCGTCTTGTGATTTATTGAAGTTTAATGTTGCGTCAAAATCTCTTAAAGAATCATTTAGTATTTGTCCAGCATATCTTTTCATGTTTTCTCCAGCACGATCTCTAGCAAATTTAGATTGTAGAGTTTGAACAGATTTATCTACTTGTGCTTTTTTTGATTTATTAAATTTGTTTCTGTTAATATAAGCTATTAATTTTCGTGCCTCTACGTCATCTGCACTAGCGTAAATACCATTGATAGTTTGTCTTAATTCTTTTTCTAAAACTGAAAATTCTGCCCCTACTAATGTATTTTGATAAACCTTTTCTGCTAATCTTCTTGTAAATGTATTTGCTACATCTTTAAATTGCGTAAAATATTGTTGTTTTAAGTTTTGTATTAATGCTAAATCTCCTTTTGTGATTTCTTGAAAAGCTAAAGGAATATTACCAATTCTTTTAAATGCTTTTTCAATCCTTTTAGCTTGTTTATTAAAACCCTCTCTAACAACTGTGTCTGACCATGCTAAATATTCTCTATCTAGGATAGCTTTGATTTGAGGCCTGATAGCAATAGCTGATTGTAGTTCTACTAACTTTCCATCAGTTAAAGGTAATCTACTAGCAAGTGAAATAACTTCTCTTTCTATTTTGTCTAATGATTTAATTAAAGTTTTATAATATTCTGCTTCAGCAAGTTCTATTTGCTTTATTCTGTAGAGTGTAGCGTCTTTGACTATATCGGACATTCATTAAATTTCTTCTTGTTCTACTTCTTCGTCTTGTTGTTGTACTTCGTCTTGCGTAAATTCTCCTACTTCAGACTTAACATCAATTTCATCAAATATTGTGTTTAATTTTTCATCATCATCTACTACTGCTCTTGCAATCTCTTTATCAATTTCTTTGTTTAGAGTTGGAGATTGAACGCCTACTGCTTTTGCTTGTTGATAGAACATAAGATCAGTTGCATAATCTCTAATGTTAAATGAATCAGGATAATTAATTTCTCCATCAAATTCTACATTTTGAAACATAGCATAAAGTTTAAATAATTGTTCTTCAGCTAATTGTAAGTTGTCAGCTTTTTCTGATAGTCTTGCATTAAGTAATTCAAATTCTGTTTGTAACGCAACTCCTGAAGCTATATTTGTTTTAGTAGTTCTTACTGCCCCTGTGTGTGCTATTCTATTTATAGATTCTACTTTGTTATTAATTGAATCCATAATTGAAGTTAAGCTAGACCCAGATGGTTGTAATAAATAAGGTTTTAAATTAGGTTCCATTTCGTCAGGCATTTCTATAACTGCACCAGCACCAGCACTAGCATTTACGCTTGGAGTTTTAACTAATGATGGGTGGTTAGTTAATCTTATTAATTG